GCGGACTGGGTGGCCCTGACGCGGATGGCTTCCATGTGGTCAGGCTTCTCCCTCCAAGCCTTTTGTCTCACCCTGGTCCACTGGAATTTCACCAACACTGCTTTTTTCAATTCAGGCTTGGGCATAGGTTCGTAGGTTTAAATAGGGGTCATGCGAGGCCGACCGACCGAAGGGAGGGTAAAGGCCGATGCATACCCACCCTCGACAGAGGGACGGATCTAGACTAGGAAGTAGACTAGGATGTAGACAGGACAAGGGCTTTGGAAGGTTTGGCCTAAAAGGCGATTTAAGGAGGGGGTAGCCGCAGGGGGCGGTCTTACCCCTTACGGCATGTCAAAACGCCCCACGGAGCCAGCGGGAGGGCTGGAAACGGGCTTCTTGCGGGACGTCTGGTCGTTGAGGGAGTCCCCGACGGCGTATTGCCAGCGGATGACGCCCGGCTCAGGGCTATGGCAAATCTTTGCGAACTGGGTGAACCGGCCTTCGGAGTTCTGCAGGCCGCAACGGGATTGGCGCTTGGAGAAGCCGAACTTGTAGACGGCCGTGTCGTCGTCGCTCCTGGTGCGGAAGAGGTAGCCCGAGTCGCGGGCGAAGTTGACCCACTCGGAACAGCCGGCGCCGAGGTAGGCCAGTTGGGTCGGGGTCATGCTGTCCAGGTCGTCGGCGGACTTGGGCTTGGTCGTGTGATGCATGTAGATCAGGGCGATGCCGGTGCTCTGCACGATGGGGAAGATCTGGTTGCGCAGCCAATCGGTGGTCAGCGCCTGGTCGGCGATGTCGAAGCCCGCGTAGGCCAGCAGGGGGTCGACGAGCACGATGTCGGGCTTGTGGCGCTCGACTAGGTTCTTGAGGAAGACCGGGAAGGCGGGGCCGATGGCCTTGGAGTTGCGGACGATGGTCAGGTTGTCCTTGAGTTTCAGCTTCTCCTGCGTGGTCAGGTTGCGGACGCTTCCCGAGAAGCTCTCCGCCGTGTCCCCAAAATCGTTCTCGGCCTGACAGATGACGATGCGAAGCGGACGGACGGGCTAGAGGCCGAAGAGGTCGAGGCCACGGGCCCACTGCACGCACATCTGCATGGCGAGGGAGGACTTGCCGGAGCCGGAGAAGCCGACGATCTGGAGCACGTAGCCCTTGCAAAGCCAGCGCCTGCTCTTGCCGACGAGCACAGTGGGGTCGGCGTCGGGGTCAAAGGCGTCGAGCGCCTCAAGGTCGAAGACCTCGGTGCCGTCGTTGGCCTGTTGGACGGCGTCGTCCTGCTCGGCCTTCCACGCGGCCCAGGCTTCCCAGTTGGCCAGTCCCTGGTTGATGTCGATGAGGGCCTGCCGCTTGTCGCCACGGATTGCGCAAGGGAGGCGGGTGAAGCGGGACGGGTTCTTGTTCTGCTTGTCGGGCGGGCAGTCGGCGAAGAGGGCGAAGACCTGGGCAACGCGGGCGTCATACTCGGCGCGGTCCTTAGCGTCGACGCGGACCCAAGCATGGACGGACTTGCCGCCCGAGTCCACGATGGCGGTGACGGGAAGGTTGGACTGGGCGATGCGGGCGCGCTGCTCTTCCTTGGTGCCGGTGTCCCATTCAAGCAGGACGTGGCGGAAGGCGGTGATGCTGGAGTCTTTGCCGTCGGCGTCGTTGACGGGGTTGATGCGGACGAAGGAGCCGGCGGGGCCGCCGTCGAGGTGTGGGTCGTTGCCGAGTAGCTCGTTCCATGCGTTGGCGGTCTTCACGATGCCCTTGCCGGCGGGGCGGCCCTTGCCATCGGCGCCGAGGTCGGCGGGGGTTTCGATCTGCACCTGCTCGTCGGGACTGAAGGCCGCGAAGAGGAAGTCGGTGAAGGTGAGGGAGTCGGCGGGGGCGATGGTCGGGGCCGTGGCGGGGGGAGGCAGGTCGGCCAGCGTGGCGGTCTTCGGGGGCTGGCTAATCTTCACGCTGGGGCTGGCTGGTTTAAAGTTGGGGACGTGGGGCTTGGCGCCGTCGAGCAGGTAGCCCCTGGGCCTGTCGTGCGGGCGGCGGCCGGCCTCGGCAATCTTGCGGTCGAGCTCTTTTTCGTCCCAGGAGGGCGAGCACTTGGTGACGTTGTACTCGCGGAGTAGGTCGAGGGCGGTCGAGTCGTCGAAGGCAAACCCGTTGGAGAGCACGCTGGCGGCACGATAGAGGGCGTCGTGGCCCTTCTGGCCTTCGATGGACTCGGGGAGGGTGGCAAGGTACTTCCTTGCCCGGGCGATAAGGTCGTCGGGGTTTTGCATGGCTTGCAGGGAGGGGTATGCCTAGCGGGTGGGCTTCTGTCGAGCCTTCTTGCGGGCGGGGCCGTAGAAGGGGGCGAGGCGGATGTATCGGCCAGAGAGGGAGCGCAGCTCGACGCGCTCGAGGATGCCGGCCTTGACGCCTTCGCGGAGGTAGCGCATGGCGCAGGTGCGTTTGCACTTCCAGCGTTTCTCCCAGTGCTCGATTGAATGGAAGCCGGGCGGGGGCTGTTGGGCCTTGCGCTGGAGCTCCGAGACGATCGCGAAGAGGATGTCGTCGTTGACGCGGAACTGCGCTTTAACGCTAATGCCTTTTCTCATTTGGTCTTCGGGGTGAAGGTCCTGATGTCGGTCTGCCAGTACCACTTCCCGTCGCCTAGGCGGTGAATAATCCAAGCCTTCCACTCGTTGCCTTTGTACCACCCGGCGATGAAGCCGTTGTTGTGCTTGGCGGCGGACAGGGTGTTCTCGCTGTATTCCAGCAGGTCGAGCTGCGCCAGGGCAGGGGCCATGTAGGCGGCGCCGCGTCCCAGTTTCGGGAGGTTGACCTGTTGGCCGGTGTGGCCGTGGCCGCAGACGAACAGGCCACCTTCTTGGCAGTAGAACATGCCCATCTTCGTCAGGTCGGAACCGATGCCGTGGTGCGCGGTGATCGGGCCGATGCGGACGGGCTTGTCGCGTCGATAGGGGACGATGACCTTGGAGCCGCACTGGCGGGCGTGGCGGTTAATCTCGGAGAAGCGGTCAGCGCAAAAATCGCGGACGACGGATGAGGCATGGATGCGGGCCAGGTGCTCGAGCCGGTACTCGTGATTACCCCAGAGGGTGTGGGTCGGGCGGAACTTGGCGAAGAAGTCCTTACCCGCGTCAAAGTCGTCCTTGAGGGAGCGGACGCCCTCCATCTCTTGCATGGCGCCCTTGCGGAGGGCGGCGCAGTCGTAATGATCGCCCCCCGCGATGCGGACGTCGGGCTTGAAGTCCTTGCAGTAGGCGTAGAGGGCGGCCAGGGCATCGGCCGAACCGAGCTCGCCGTGGTTGTCAGCGGCGAAGACGAACTTGGTGACGTCGCTCACGGGTTCACCCCCTTGGCGTCGTTCCATTCATCGGCAAGGGCCTTGGGGCGTTCTCCGGCCATGCCTTGGAGTCCGCTGGCCATCGCATCCCCGGCCTTGGTCAGCCGCTCGACCTCGGCCTTGAGGCGGGTCACTTCAGCGTTGTCGGTGACCTGTGTGATAGCCAAGCCCAGACGCTTCTGCTCGTCCTTGACGGCTTGTTGCATCCTTCCGACACGCTCGGCGTAGTCGGCATATTCGACATATGTGCCGTCCTCGTCTTTGACCATCTGCACATAGACCATATCGCCGTAGTGGCGAACCATAGCCTTGAATCGAGTAACGCTCACGACTGCACCCCCTTCTTGGCAGTTTTCCAATGCCTGTTGATGACTTGGTTATTGCCAGCCATTCGGCACAGCAAATCCCCCGCCTTGGTCAGCCGCTCGACCTCGGCCTTGAGGCGGGCGTTCTCGGCCTTCAGCTCGCCGATGCGCTTCATCATCGACGCTTCGAGGGAGTCGCTCACAGGCGCACCTTGCCTTTCACAGTGCGGGGGCGGTAGACCTTGGCGATCACCAGCCCAAGGCGACGGCAGGCCGCGTAAAGGGTCTGGTAGGGGATGCCGGACTTGGCCGCAGCTTCCTTGAGGGACAGGCCGCAAGCCCGGGCCTGCAGTAGGGTCTGCTCGACGCTGTCGGCGGTCTTGCGCTTAGGGGTGGCCTTCACGTTGGGGGCGAGCAGGTTGCCTCCCTCTCGTCGGGCGTTGAGGGTCGAACCGCCGCCCCAGGCTAACTTGCGCCGGCAACCAGCGGGCCACGTGGCGCCGACCTTTTCGAGGAAGGCGTTGACGACCTCGACCTTGACCTTGGCCATCTCGGCCGCTTCGTGGGCGGTGAAGTTTTGGCGGTAGGCCAGTCGGCATTGGGCGGCAATGCGCTTCTCTTCTGGCGTCCACGTGCCCTGGTCCTTGAGCCAGTTGCGGTGGATGCCGGAAGGGCAGCGGGAGAGGAACTTGAGGCGATCAGGAGACATGCCCCACTTCTTGGAGAGGTCGTACAGGTCTGACGGGGTGTCCCCGTAGCCGGCGAGGGTGAAGGGGTCGATGCTCACAGGTTCCAGAGCTTGGCGATGCGGATGCCGGCGAGCAGGACCGACTCCTCGTCGCCTGATGTCGCAAAGACAGTCTCGTCAATCGGGACGGCCTCGATGACCTCCTGCATGCTGACGGCCTCTTCCTCGTTTGCGGCGGTCCAGCCGTGGCGCACGACCTGGACAGTGTGCAGCTTGTAGCCGTACTCCTTGCAGGCGCGCACGGCCACCTTGTACTCGTTGAGGTAGCGCCAGTCGGGCACGACGATGGTGCTGGCTGTGTTGTTGGCTTCGAGGTCGTAAGCCAGTTGCTTGGCGAAGACGTCGATGTCGCGGCGGCGCATGGCTCGGCCGAACTCGACCAGGAGGTCGCGGTCAATGGCCTTGTCCTCGTCGCGGTGGTAGTCCACCTCGATGTTCAGGTGCTGGGCGGCGATGTTGAGGGCGTTCTTGAGGTTGTCGGCGTAGGCCATGCGCTTGGCGGCGCGGGCCCCGGCGATGATGCCCTTGGCGAAGGTGTCCTTGCCGGCGCGGGCGAAGCCGCAGATCAGGACGCAGTGTTTGTCGCTCATGTTCAGAAGGTGTCGGGCGGGGTGAGCGTCTGGCCCTTCTTGGCCCAGGTCAGCTTGTACTTGTAGGTGGGCTGGCCGTCGCGGGGCTCGCCCGGGCTGACTTCGACGAGGGTCTCGGTGGTCTTGCCGGCGGCCTTGGAGACGTAGGCCACGTAATCCTCGGGGGTCTGGCCGACGAAGGCGCTGACGTACTGGCCGGACATCTTGCCGACCATCATGGCAAGGCTGTTGGCGTACTTGGTGCCGTAGGACTGGCTGAGGCAGTTGCCCTCGGCGTCCATGAAGAAGACGCGGCAGGACATGGTGCCATCGTCCCAGGTGCGGACCTTCTCCAGTTTGGGCTTGCTGACGCGGAGGTTGTAGATGCCGGTCTTCGTGATGGTCTTGAGGGCCGGGCGTTCGGGGGGCTGGTTCATGTGTTCTGGGTGGTTGGGTGTTAGGAGAAAGAGAGGGGGGTGGCTTCGCCGGGCTTCTTCCAAGGCTCGACCTTGATGATCTCGGCGGGGTAGGTCGGCCACGAGTCGAACTCGGAGCACTTCTGGTAGGTGG